GTAGTCTAACGTGAGTATCTGGTGTGCTCCACATTATTTGATAATAATCTCCTGCAACTACATCTAATACATAGTTCCAAGCTGCTATTATTGCAGATGCTGATGCTCCTCCTGTTAATATTATTTTTCCAGCACTTCCAGGTACATCTACTCCATTTTTTCTAAGCCAAATATCTACGGCATCAGTACCACTATTTGTTCTATCAAATTGTGCAGAAAATTGAATATTATAAACGCCAGTATTAGCAATTGTTATTTTTGTCAAATAACTTCCATCACTTACAATTGTTATCGTGTTACTTAAATCAGTAATACCAAATCTCATTGCATAAGGTGTATTAATTGCAGCAGCAATTTGTGTAGTATTATCCTGGAATGCCCCATAGTATCCCAATGGAGTTGGTGTTGCTGTATTTGTTAATATACCAGCTGATAATGTTAAACCACTACCTATTGAAATTTGTTCCATTACCCCTGTACCAGTTGTACTCCTACCTATCAACTTGTTAGTTGCCATAGATGTTGATATAACTGGAGTAGTTCCACCACTTGATGTTATAGGACTTATTGCAGTTACAGATGTAGATGTTGATATACATTTAAAAACAGATAAAGTAGAATTATAAACACACAGCATTTCACTACCACTTTGTATATCTCCACCAATTATAGCACCGCTATTATTTTTATATAAAGTTCTTGCGCCTAATCCATTAATATTTAAAGTAGCAGTTGTTGTATTACCATTTGTAAACCGAATTAAATAAGCTACTCCATCAACATAAGCAGTAGTTCCAAGAATATTAACAGTATATGTATCAGTTCCTGATGCAATATAATTTTTTAACGAACCACCAATACTTCCACTTGTAGTAGAACCATCAGCCATTAAATATTGAGTAGATGTACCTCCTGATTTTATTAATTTTGTAGCAGTTAATTCCCCAGCTTGATTTACTGTTAATTTATTATCTCCTTCTTTTTTAAGTTCAATAAAATTTCCTAATGATGAAGCACCACCATTTATAATTAAACCTGTAGCAGATGAACCTTGATTTAATGTAGCTACAGCATCACTTTCAGCAGTTACTTCAATTCCTTTAGTTTGAGCAGTAAGATACATTGCATAATCTCCACTACCTACAAATGCAGTTCCTGAAGGCGAATATGCATAAACTCCACTACCCGAATCAGAAGTGCCTTTAACTCCTTTTCCATTATCACCTGCTTGACCTTGTATAGCAGTTCCATATACTGTATATGAATTTATTAAAGGAGCAAGACTCATTTCATCAGATGAACTTACACCTAATCCTACAATATCTAAATCAGCAATTATATTAATACCATTAGTTGTAGTTGCACCAATATCTGTTACTTGTTGTAAATTTTGTGAACCACCTCCACCACCACCTCCTGTAATTTCATTTATATTTACAATTGTAACACTTGGAGTAACATTAATATCTACATAGGTATCTGTACCTGTTACATTAACATCAATTACTTGAGTAGTAATACCAGGATTAATAACTACATTATCAATAGTTTCATTTACGATTAAATTAACATTATCTGCCATATTATCGAGTTACATCATTTGTAATTAAGAAATTTCCACTTATATAAGTCTTAACCGTACCATCAGCTTTATCTAATTCAATATCATAAATATAATTCCCTGCATCTATATTTATAATTTGCTTGTTAATTTTAAATAAACCACTTGCAGGAGTTGTAATAGTTATACCTGCATTTGCAATTGAAGTTAAAGATAAATATACTATACCTCCGTATTCTTTTCTTAACTGCATACGTAATGTGCAACCTGTAAGATTTAAAGATAATGAATTAACAAGCATTTGAAAATTAACTTCTTCAAATGTATCTCCTTTTATATGCGTAAAATCTAAAGCCATATCTTAATCGTTTTTATATCTAAAATCTCCTGCATCATTTTGTGGGTAACTTGTTGTTTGTGGTAAAAACCACCCTCCAAAATTAGCAGACATAAATGGAAGTTGGTCTCCTGTTTGTGCTAAATAATATTCTGGGAACAAAGCATAGTTTACAATCATATAATCAATGAATTTTTGAGTATAATTTTGTGCTATTTGTCTTTGTTTCTCAACTAAATAATCAATTTCTGACTTTTCAACTCCTGTACTATTCTCTGAATTATGCTTGAAGACTCCTTTATTAGCAATAGTATAAGAAATAAAGGGTAATATCTCAACCATTGACCATTGTATTGTCATAGGTTTTATATATTCATTTAATAAAGTTAAGTAATTACCAGTTAATGTTCCAGTTACTATACTATCATTAATTTTTTCGTATAATCTTGAACCTAAATAACTAAAGATATGTGTATCTTGTGCTATTATTACAAATTGTTTTATCTTATCTGGATCTATATTTCCATTTAAAACAGTCATTTGTTTTAATTCTTTATCAGTTATAAATAGTGCTTTTGCCATTATCCTTTATAATTTGGGTGATGTCCTATATTTGGCATATCAATTGGTGCTATTTTTGACTCTGCTAATCCTGCTGGAGTTGGTTTATATCCTGCAATACTATCAACTTCTTGACTTGAAGATAATGATTTATCTACATAAGGAGTTCCATCTGTTTTTGTTTTCAATCTATATAAATTTTCATTCCAATAATGTGAACAAGCTACACCGCCTTTATATTTAAAAAGTGAATAAGATTGACCTTCGTGTCCTAATTCTTTATTAACACCTTGAAATGATGCTTGATCAATATCTTCTTTTCTATATACTACTCCATTTGCAGTTCTTGACATCATTTTAACGCAAAAATTACGAGAATTAGGCTTATTATATCGAGCAGCATATTCATAACGTACTTTATAAATATCTTTATCTAAATAACTTTTAGCACTTGGATTAGATTTAATTATATCAGCTAATTTTTGAAGCGTTGTTTTCTTTTCAACTATCAAATTATTTGCCCAATCTTCAATAGATATATTTTTATCTGAATATTCTCTTTTATCTACTAATTCCCATTCATCAGAAATTGACTCTCCATTTAAACTATCAATATCAAAATGATCGTGTACTTCTTCGCTCATTTGTACAGGTGCTAAATCTTCTGGATGCATTGCATCAATTAAAGGATTTAAAGGTTTAAATGTTAAATCTAAACTAATACCATTATAAGATAAAATCTTGTCTATACCATCACAAAATTGCTCTTGGTTAGGTATTATAACATTGTTATCAAATAATACAAATGCGGTCTTTAATTCATCTGCATTAGAACTAAATCCATTTGCAGAAGGAATGCCAAATAGTAACCCTGAAGTAACTCCGTGAGATAACATTATTTTAGCTCTTGCTTCATTACTTAAATATTCATATTGCCCTGCTGCATTATCTAATCCAACTGAATCAATAGTAGTTTTTTTGCTTTCTTCTGAATTAAATGAAACGATTAACTTTTTACCACTTGCTCCTGTAGTTTGACTAACTACTGAATCATTAATAGTTCTTTGTTGGTCCTCTGTTGGAATACCATTATTAAAGTTAATTATTTTTAAAGGTGTGAACCCTGTTTCAACTAATGAAATTAAATACTCTGCAATATCTTCTTCTAATTTTGCATAAGAAATACCACCCAAATAAGAAACACTACTGAAATATTTTTGACCAATTGTATAATTACCAATCATTAATATCTCAAGAGTTCTATCTCCATTACCAAATGATGGTATTAATGTAGGTGGAAAATCTCTTAATTTATCCCAATTATCTGAATAGTAATAATTCTCAATAATTCCTTCTTTATTACATTTTTGTGGTCTTAATAAATGAACTGGCATATGCTGAACATCAACTATAGTCTTTTTATTTTTAGAATAAATAACTTGTAATGCACATTGACCTAATAAATACATATCAGTTATTGCTTTTTTAGTAGTATCTTTACTAAAAAGCATTTTCATTTGTGCATATTCCATCGGTTTACGATTAGCATCTCTTGCATCTAATCCCTTACCAAATATTAATTTAACAATATTATTAATAACCTGGTTATTAGTTGTAGAGTTATTATAACGATCTATCAAAAATTGATAGTAATCATTTTTATCCCCAAACTTAACCCAATCATCTTGCCTATTTTCCACCGCTTTTGGAGGATTGTAGGCCTTTAATTCTATAATATGGTTAGAGTTAGCAATTGAATCTGCTTTCTTTAATCCAAAAGTGTTGTTATTACTCATAAAAAATCGTATCAGATGCAGCAGCGTTTACGTATGCTCCATTATTAATTGAATAATCATCTGCAGTTTGATTAGTGCAGAAAATCTTATCTAAATATATTATATTACCGGATATATCTTTAACTGTAAAATTATAAAAATGATTTTCAACTAAAGTAAATATAGTAGTTGCAGTTAAATAATATTCATTTTTATAAAACGATGGTGTTATTACAGTTTCTACTTGTGTACTTTCATTTCTCAATGTAATAGAATATGCTTCCATATTACGAGGAATAAAAGATACTTGTTGAGCTGATGTAGATTGTAATAGTTTAATCATATATTTTAAACGTATTTTACCCTATATTGTTTCAAAAAAAAACCCCTATAATAAAATAGGGGTAATTTAAAAGTTAACTTAAAAGTTATTAAGTACCTTGTGTAATAGTTCCACCTACTACTGTTGTAATAGCACCTGATAAGAAATTAGCAGCTAATTTTTCCATACCTTGAAATTCAATAGTATATCCTGATAAATCACCTAAAGCAGTTCCAGTTACAACTGTACCACCTGTAGCATCCATACCTTGTTCTAAACCTGCAAAGAATAAATTACCATTGTTATCTTCAACTATCATCTGTGGTCTTGAATAAGCCAAAAGTTTTAATTGTTGATGTGTAACTGCATTCATCTTTTTAAGTTGTAATGCTAATTTTTGTTCAAAAAATGTCGTTCCATTTTCACGTGAACTTGTCATAGTTTGATCAAATGAATTTGTACCTTTTAAATCGTACTTAACTGCAGTGATTGATGCAGCACCACTATTAGATGCAATTGCATCTGATAAAGTTGTAGTACCATAAGTAAAAGTAGAAGGAGTAATATATCCACTTGAAATAATGTAAACAGATCTTAATCCACCTACGCTTGATTTTGTTGGCTCAAGTCTGCCGAGTGTAAACGCTTCTGCTGGCATAGTTTTATAGTTTTAAAAAGGGGATTTTTACATCCCCTAATTTATTATTAATTATCCTCCGTAAAGAACTCCTTTTGTAGCTTGTCCAACATTGGCAGCTAAAGTATAGATAGCTCTTACAAATTGAGTATCTCCATCATTAACAGTTTTACCGATTTCAAAACGGTTTACATCATCTAACAAATCAGTATTCCAAGATACTGCTGCAGGTCTTTGAGCATAAGCCAAGTTATTAGTTGGAGCAGGAATAAAGTTAATTTCTACACCATTGTAATAACATTTTGCATCATTGCTTGGACCATCAAATAAGAAGTTTATTTGTTGAGCAGAACCTTTAGCATTATTAGCTATTCTTGCTAATTGTCTCCAAGCTCTTGGAGCATAAATTTTAACAGGAGACATTGTATCGGCTAATATTTCTGCAGGAATAGCAGCATATATTTTAGCACATTCATCAGCAATATTAGAAGATGTTACAGTAGTTCCTGTTACTTTAATATAACCACCAATTGCAGCATTATCATAAAGTACTTTAGCGAATACACCATCAATTG